CCGCTGTCCTCATCATCAGATTCTTCCATTTCATCTGCGGCTTCCCAACTCTCCCAAGCATCTGAGTGTGCTTGTTCGTTTAAATAATCAATAAGTTCCCAAGCTTCTGCTAATGTTTTCATTCTTCAACTCCAAAACGTTCTTTAATCAATTGAGCAGTTTCCCAAAGTGGATCAGCCTCATGATAACTGTACTCGTGTCTATTAACAATGTCCAAACAATCTTTAACAATCAACTCGGCGAACTTTTCGTAATCTTCTAATCTTGGATACTTGAAATAACCATCGTTTATATTGGATTCATTTGTGATCCAGTTGTGATATTTTAATCCAGCCTCATCAGCAAGTTGTCTAATTCGTTCGTTCATCGGCAGACCTCTATAGTAGCATTAGGTTCGTTCCAGCAGGCATTACGGTATTCATAAACAAACTTACAAAGACCGTCGTAATTGCCCCAGCCATTCTCTGGATTAAGTTGTCGAAATCGATCAGGCTCACTGACTAGTATGTTCCAGCCTTCGTCCAGCAGTTCTACAATATCTTCGGCCAATTCCAGTTCGTGTTCATCAGGCCGCCATAACACATCGTATAGTGAGAGTCCATTAGACAATTTGACTTCGGAGGCCATCTTGCTCAAGTTATGAGTAATGTTGTTGTCATAGACTGATACAGGTTTGGGCACCATTAGGCTTACGGTTAAGCTCATTCTTCGACTCCGAAATGTGTTAGAATATTTCCACCAATCCATTCGCATTTGTTCTCATCAGCAAGATCGGCAACCTTAGCACATTTTCTAATAATCAACCGAGCGAATCGCTCAATAAATTCTTCTTGCGTATCCCACTTATCACCGGAATCTTCTCTAGCAGCCTTTAACCAACATTCTCGAATTCGTTCGTTCATTCGTCAACTCCTAGATATTCTTCAATGTATTGTTTGACAGAAAAAGCACCCGATGCTTCTTTTTCTAGTCCGTGTGTAAGATACCCCACTTGAGCAACCTCACACATTCTCATACATTCCTTGACAATCAACTCGGCGAACTTTTGAAAATTATCACCTTGAATGTGCAAGTCTTTTTCGGAAAATTCAGCCTGTTCAGCAAGTTCTCTAATTCGTTCGTTCATAATTGTCCCATGTAATTTTTGGATTATCTCTCTCGTATAGTTCAACTAATTGATCCAATGTCCAAACCGCATCAGTTTCAAAAGTCTCAAGCCAAAGACCAAACCTAGCCCAATCCTCACTGGTCATTGGAGGCACGCCTATTTCATCACCATGAGGATCATCAGTTCCTCTTACATCAATTCTACCGCAACTATAATGTGTGGTGATTTCATCAATTTTAAATCCTTCGCCGGCCTTAAGTCCACTGATAACTGAGTCTTTTTCTAGTGTGATCATTTTAGTTTCAACAAGGCCGCGTTGTTCATACCAATTCATACTGACTGGGCCCATCCAATTAGTACTGTATCTGATTTTCATCATTCAACACCAAAATGTTCTTTAATCTTGTTTTCAATAGCATCGGCTGTAATAGGAATTACCACTTCCTTTGCCTGTCGCAGACATTCATTCACAATCAATTCAGCAAACTTTTCCAATTCATCTTCATAGAATTGATACACACCAAGATTCTGTTTGTGTGTGCTACCAGACTTTAAGGCAAGTTCAAGAATTCGTTTGTTCATCTCATTATTTCCAAAGTGGAAAGTGTTTGCCTACGAGAGTAGCGGCTCTAAGTTCACTGTTCTCTGCCAGCATTCGACAAGTTTCGGAAATGATCAACTCGGCAAACTTTTCTGGAACAAACTCCCTAACAACGAAAGGCACACCGCTTTCAGTGTAGTCCAGTTCCTCCTCGGTTGCCTGTTTTATCAGTTCTTTAATTCGTTCGTTCATCTTTTGCTCCGGTTGTTCAGCGTATGTATATATTATACAGACATGTCAATTTAATGTCAACCTGTTTTCAAGCCCACCTCAACGCAAACATTACCGCATCTTTTTCGTCGCTGAAATGATAATCGATTTTTGTAGCATCATATGTATTGTATCCATCCATGTGCATATTGTTAGTAATATAACTTGAACAATATTTTTTAGCCCAATTCAATGGTTCCCAAAATGGATCGTAAGGTATAGTAACTATCATAGCCACCTCAGCGTAAACCAATCGGCTTCTTTGTCGGTGCGGAGATACAGTTTAGTTTCTTTATATTCTGTATGCCAGCACCAGTGAGTATTTAACGCATAGTCAGGGTCGTAGCGTAGAATATAGAGCCAGAAGTCACGTTCGCAACTAGGGCCCCAAGTAGTCCACGCCCATTCTCTCAGATCAAACAAGCTGGACAGTTTGTCAATTTGATTATGAGTACGCCAATCACCATAGGCTTTTATGTACCATTGGAATTGTTCATGCCCGGTATGTCTTTTATCTGTTCTATCAATTCTAAATTTCATAGTTGTATGATCATGATGAAAATTTACTACTGGCCAATCTAATTAAAAACAAACTAATAGATAATATCAAAGTGGCTCCAGACAGTATTAATATGTTAGTCATTTGTTCATGGCCAATGGCTATTAAATCTACCATATGTCTAGTTAATGCCGTGATAGCAATATAAATTAGAAAACGCACAGGCATATGATTGGTTTTAAAGTAGATCCCAACCATAGCTCCGATTTCCAAGTATATAAACAATAGTAATAGGTCGTCTATATCAACACGTGTTTGGCTAAACATTTCTAAAAAGTTCGTGCCAGCGCTCCATACAGTGGCAGCACCAATACCAAATAGTGCCAGTCTATGAAATATGCCTACTAACGTATTTCCCGCTTTATCTATATGTTCTAATTGTTTTTCCATTTTTAGATCCACCTCAGTTTAAACCACATGGCATCACGCTCATTTTCAAAATGCCAAATATATGAACTAAATTGTTCTCGACCAGCCCAAAAGCAGCACCATATACCATCTCTATTATCCACAACACTCCAACGTTGACCAAATTGTTTAGTACACCAATCAGTAGCCTTCCAGTGATTTGCTTTTCCAGTAAACACAGTATGCCAATCTTCTGGTGTTCTTCGCTTGCGTTTAGTCTCTATCCCCATCTTAACATAAACCAATTAGTATGGCTGGGTTCACGAAATGTCAACACCATGCCAGTTCTTGGGTGATACCCAAATGTTTGCCAACACCATTCATCCATATCTTCGGTGGTATCTCCATCAAAAAATTCATAATCTCTTATGATGACTACTAGACTATCGGCTTGATTGGCTTTTAATAGTTTCATCCCCATCTCAAGATAAACCAACTTGCTAGTTTATCATCTTTAAAAGTAAATTCACATTTTTTTGGAACTTCGCCTGTCATAGGATCCCAAGTAGTATGAAAATATCTAAACTCATAATGTTCATTGGCAACCAATCCATGTGATTTTAATTCACCAAGTATTAAACTAATTTCATTACCGGTTTTATTATATACCGTAACAGTGTTCATGACCAACGCAAAACAAACATTAAGTAGTCCCGCTCATACCTAAATTTAAAATTGAATGATTCATCGGTGATCATCCATCTAGCATGTTTTTCACACTTTTCAATGTGATTGAAAACCCAATCTATAATTGATTCAACATATTTAAGTTCTTGCGGGCCTGAGTTGTGTAATGGTAATTTACATTCATACCAACCTGGTTTACATTCTTCCCATTCTTTTAATGATTCAATGTTATAGTAGTGCAAGGTTAATCAAAAGGTTTTTGTAAGTTTGAATCCTACAGCCATGTCATTTTGACCCAGTTGACCACGATAATTCTGCCGAGCCTCTACAAATGCCATAGTGTTAAACTCCTTAGAGTTTTGGAACTTATGATAAACACCCGTTCTAAATTCATGTACATCTGCGGCTAGGTTAACACTACTATTCTGAATGACATTGAATGAACTATCCAATCCAACAGGGGCAACCAAATCAGCATTAGCACGGTAGACACTAACAGGTTGATATACCATAACACCAATTGTATTGTTGATATTTAGTTTTTGCTCAATACCTGCGGTCCATGCGTAACTTAGGACACTTCCAATTTTCTGAATGTTTTCACTATGCGAGTTGGTCTTTGTGATACCATGGATAAAATTAGCATACAGATTAGTACCAGTGTCAAATGCTTTGTTCAGTTCAACACCGGCAAACTGTGTAGTGCTGTTATTGTTTTTACCATCACCCACAAAACTACCTACACTATTACCCAACCAAGTGTTAGTTTCGTTAAAGAATCCACCTGAAAACTTGACACTAGTATCACCAAAGTTTTTAGTGTAAGCCATTTCCAACATCATGGGTGATGTTTCCAACATGTTAGTAGTGTCACGGTAAATGCTCATCTCATATGAGCCTATTTGTACATTAGTTCGGTCATAGTATGTATTGAACAATGTATAAGGGTTGTGTGACTCATAGGGCATCATTGCCTGATGAGGATTGAAGGGATCAGCTTTCTTGTGTGCAGTAAATGATTTGCCATTGAGATAGAAATCACGCTCAAAACTATCCACTACCATGATGCCACTTAGTTTACCTGTGCTAGCACTACCAGTTGCAGTGTAGACAAGAGGTCTTGCGCTGGCAAGAGTAGTATCGGACAATCGACCTGTAGTTGGGATACCAACCGAACCAACTGGGCTAGTTGCTTTATCAAGATCCATTAGACCCTGACCCATAGTGTATAGACTATAGCCAGGCAGATTCTTGTTAGCAGTAACAAGCAATAACCTTACAATGTTAGAGCCTGTCATCTGTGGCCACATCTGATGAATTAGTGCGGCGCCACCTGAGATAGCAGGGGCTGCCATAGATGTACCAGACATAGTAACCAATCCAGTTGGATTGATAGGAGTCTTAAGTCCAGTGCTAATAATGCTAGTACCGGGAGCCATTAGAAAAAAGTCATATGCTTTGTACTTGTCTTGGCAAACTGAATTCACCATAACTTGGCATAGATGTGCCGCACCATTGGTTGATGGACCAACGGTCTTATTAGTAACACTGTTCCAATTGCCTGCGATAATCATTCTACCACCCAACAACAAATTACCATTTGCGTCAGTAGCAGTAGCCAACTGAGTAATACTATTAGACCATGCTGTAGCCTCATTACCTGCGGCTACAACCATGATCATTTCACCTTTAGTAGCAGCCGCCCATGCTTTAGCGTCAAAGTCATAGGGCAATTTGCCAGTGTTAGTATAAGATGTTTTATAGATACCCGGGGCAATCAGTACAGGGGTAATTGTGTTACGGCTAATAGGAAATGTAACGCTCATGTTAGCAACATCAGCACCCAAACTAGCAGCCCAACTAGCGGCTGTAAGAACGGTTTGTGTGTTCATAGCACCAGTGTTGGTGATCTTACCAACAATCAAACTAGCATCATAAGCAACACCTTGAACACCTACACCATTTTTAGCGGCGGCTGCAATACCTGCAACATGAGTGCCATGTCCAACTTTATCAACGATAGTACCACTATTGCTGAAGTCCTTAATGGCTAGGATTTTGTTTTTAAATTCATCACTGCTGGTGTCGATACCTGTATCTAAAATAGCAATTACACTACCTTTACCTGTGTAACCACGGGCATATGCGGCGTTAGCTTTAATTACATCAAGGCTACGGCTTAGAGAATATTCTGTGGTAGTCTGAGCATAAGACAAACTAGAACAGGCTAGTGCCACGCTTGCAGCCAACATTTTAAATTTCATATCATATCCCTTAAGAATTATTCCCAGCGTAGGGAAAAGTGAATTGCGTCCTGACTATCAGCAAACATAAAATCCATATAGTCTTGAGTCAGTGTTGTTACATATTTAGATCCTGGTGTACCATAATTTTCAAGCGCCCAAATACAAATCTCATCCCAAGATGTTACCGTCATACCCTTGCGCCACGGAATACGAACCTTAAATTTATAAGCCGATTGCACCAAGTAATTCCTTAACATCATTAACTACTTTTGGGTCACGCCTGAATCTTAATGTCCACTGCTCGGGACTTATGTAATCAATGATAAGTTTAACATGGTCTGGATTTATTGTATCTAGAAAATGGACACCTGACTCACTTTGGTACAACAGCCATGGGCTGATTTTGCCTTTGGTCACGGCATAACAGATTTTGTTTTTATTGCCATACCGTAAATAATCCTTATGTTGGATTCTTTCTGTATCGGCAAATTGCATAGTAGTTTCTACACTTCTATGAATAGCATCAAATGGATCTTCATTACGCAAATATTCTATTAAGAATCTAGTGTATACCGCGTCATAACACCATTCATCAATTTTAATTTGGTCTTTTAATAACCAATCTAAGTATCTACTTACATTAATAACATTAACTTCTGTACAATATAAACCAAACTTTGCGAAGGCTGTATAATAAGGATTACGAATAAATTCTTCGTAGGTTTTATATTTTTTAGATGCGCTATTTTTCTTATAGAATTGCATCCAAGCCTGAAACCCTATTCTATTACTTTGTTTGTCTTTTTCTAACCAACGATGTTTATATTCACAAATATGTTTTAATACCGTGGATTCACGAATAAACTCCCGTTTACAAAATTCGCAACTAAATTTTGGTTTAGTCGTTTCCTCTGTCTTTTTCATACTGCTCAATATCCATGTCTGTTACTAATTGATTTAATACCTCTACATCTTCTATTTTAGAATTAGGATATATTTTACTAAGATACATTTTTCTTTTTTGATTTTCTACAAACTCAGTAGATAAGTCCTGCAAATCATCTTTATTTAATTTGGGATATATTTTTGCATAATAGTCTTTAATATCTTTGACCTTTGCCGCTGATTTTAATTTACTAATACTAGGACTGATATTAGGAATCCATTGATGAAATTGTTTTCCAATACCCGGGCTAGCAGCACATAGCATTAACCATTGTAATTTAGGATGCTTTTGTACATTTTCATTGAACATATATTTGTTGGCATAATAGTCAGTGCTACTAATATAATAGTTTTGTAGGTCTTTACTACCCTTAACTGCACTCATCCACATCAACAACATATAAGGAACAAACTTCCTTTGTTGTTCCTGATTCAGTCTATCATAATAACCATAGTCTTTTTTATCTAATGCTGTTAAAGCATTAAACAAATCAAAATCTTGATTTTCAAGTTTTTCGTCGGCAGGTATATCAGATTTTTTCATTAGAATGATTGATTATAGTCTACTATTTCACAATTCCTACTAACTTCTTTTACAAAATAAACACATTTAGGTTTATGACCATCTTCAATAGGTACGCAAAGAAACTGTCCATTCTTTAATCTAGGTGCATACCAAGTTACATCATGGTATACATCTACAATTTCAATTGGTTGAAATGATGGCCTAAAAGAACTCAGTGGATTAAATTCAAACGCACTAAACCCCCTATCATTAACACTAGTCAATGGTAATGTTTCTAAATCACCGTGATCCTTTTCTCCAATCAATATTTGCCAATCTACAGGCATCTTAATTGTATGATTACCAATCTGTAAAACTAGTGCAGGAGCACTAAATGATTCTAAAAATATAAGAGGTATATAATGGTAATCTACATTGCTAGGATTACTGTTATCTAAGATAGCAAATCTGAAATCATCTACTTCATCGGGTAGATTTTCTAAATTATATTTGATGTTGTCTAGTAATAGTATGTTCATGATAATAGTATATCACCGATATTTAAGTTTTTCAATATCAAATGGATATGCAGCCTCTTTATAAAAGACCTTTCGTTGTGTCAAATGTTTTTTGGCAAATTTACAACTGCTAGTTATATCCCAAATTTGGACGAAGTCCTTGTCCTCAGCTTTTCTGATGCCTCGTCCAATACTTTGGATAACCCTAACAAAGCTTTTTCCGGGCTCCAAAAGAACCAAATTAAAAATCCTTGGAATATTAATACCCACACTGGCCACACCATAAGTCGCCACAATGATCTTGTCAGTAGCAGTCGCCACTTCATCATACTCTTCCTTTCTTTCCGTTAGTTTAGTTTCACCACTTACAAATACACTATTAGGCAATCTATCAATTAGTTCTTTTCCTGCATTTACTCTATCAACCAATACTAGAGTATTACCAGTTTCTTTAATCTTTAAAATTAATTGAGCAATAGTATCAAGCCTGTTTTTATCTTCTAATAAATGTTTAAGTTCACTTTGATAATTAGTAAACTCTACTTCATCTTGTAATTGTACGATGTTCACATGGCACTTAGCAAGTACACCTTTGTCTTGCAATTCACTGGCTGTTAACTTACCGATCACATTGCCTAAACTAACAAACAATGCCTGAGCCTCGTGTTTGGCTTTAGGTATAGTACCAGTCAATCCCCAACGAATTGGAATACATGCCATTGGTCCTGTTAACAATGCTTTAAGCCCATCTGCTTTAGCACTATGGACCTCATCAACCATTACACAAACTACACCTTCAATGAATTCACCAATGGTGATATCTGCTTCTCCTGATTTAGTTGCTTTAAGCATGTTATTAAGACTTTGCCAAGTACAAATTGTATGTTGCTTACCTAGGTCTTTTCTATCTCCAAAGTATACTCCTACATCCAAACCTAAATTTCTGTAGTCTGTTTCCGTTTGTACTACCAAACTTTTATTAGGTACGATTACAATACTACGGCCATAATCTTGTACACTATAACTTAGTGCGGCTGTGGTAATAGTTTTACCTGCACCCGTTGCTACCTCTTGAATGCTTTGCGGATTAGATAAGAAGTTATTAATAATCTCTACTTGATAATCACGCAACATAATTGCCTCACCTGCTTTAGGATGTCCTACAGGCCATGATTTACTTTCAAATGCGGTTTCGGACACTTTGTTGAAAGCAAAAGTAGTGGTGTATTCTCTGTTGTCCTCCAATTCAATATCGTATCCCGCACGGTCTAATAGTGGAACAATGTCAGGTAATAAGTTAATATAAGTTGTTCCGCCTAAACTAAAATATGAGATTTTTCCATTCCATCTACCAAGTTTATATGATGGTCTAAACCTAGCAGATGGATCTTCATATTCAAACATCTTCATTAATGTTTTGCGGTCAGATAATTCCAATCCTTCCAATTTAACATTAACTTCGTCTTTGATTATAATTTTACATTTTTTCATTTAATTGAGATTGGAGTTGAGTTTTTCATTTTAATTATTTTATTAAATTGATGGTTGTATATTGTCTGTGTATTACTTGTTAATACTAATAGTACATTGTAGTTTGATTTTGGTATATCTAAATTATTAGAATACAATTTCAGTTTAATTTTTAAGTTATTCAGTATCCTATCTACAGTTTCAGTAATATACATAAAGTTTTTTCTTGCTGTACCTGAATAATATACGGTGTCACATTCTAATTCCTTTAACCACAGCCCTACTAAATCAAAATCTACAAAGTCAATTGTTGGTTCATATTCACTAGCAAATTTTAATTTACCAATATTGGCGATGATGCTAGGATCAATTGTTATTCCATATTCAGATAATTGTGAAATACATTTAATGTCCTTAGACAATTCAACATCTTTAATCGCTTCATCCAAAGAAGAGTTAGATGCGGCAATAATATATCTATTATCAAACGGAATAAGAGTAGGATCCCAATACAATGCCTCATACTGATTAACAGTATTTAACAATTTTTTGGTCACTTCGCAATGAGTAACAGTCTTGTAAATATCTTGTGAAATAGTTACAATTAACTTTAATGCATGGGTACTAAAAGGTGATTCATACCTTTTAAGTTCTTTATTCCATATAAATGTATTAACTAAATTATCTTTTCGTAATGCTATCAAGAAATTTTTATTAAACGGCGCTCTAAAATAGATATGATTATTTTCTATAGTAATATGTGCGTTAGTAAATTCAGGATCACTAGAAACAATTTTAGTGTTCCACCGCATATGTTCAATCATTCCCTGAGATATTCTATGTTTGTCCAATTGTTTTTTATATTTCTTTGTCAATATATTAAACAACTTAACTTGGTTTGAAGTCAATGCTTTATCTCTAATACAAGAAATCATATGCATGTTATGAACAAACCTAAGGTCGTTCATACTCAACCGCATCATCCCGCATTGCATAAAATATAGTAGTTCTTCCTTGGTAGTTACTTTTATCATCCTACAAGTATATAGCCATCCAAAAAATTATTCAAGTTAAAAGGCAAAAAAAGGGGGATTTCTCCCCCTAAAACCAAGCAATATTATTAACCGCGCTTCATCACAGTGCTTTCAGCAAGTACACGCCAGTTTGAGGCTGACACTTTAGTCAGATCCGCAATCTTTAGTGCCATGCGTAGCGACAACTCACGGAGTTTGGATTTGTTTGCTTCCATGAAGTTGAGGATCTGATCAGCCTCGTCACCTTCAAAATCATAGTCTTTAAACAAACCACCGTCACAATCACGATGAACCTGCTTGATCCGAAGAATCTTATCACGCTCTGTATCAATAGTCAGGTCAAGAAAGTGACACCGACTTTGCAGAGCCTCGAGGTGATCCTGCAGTTTCTTAGACTTGAGGTTCTCAAACTTCAAGTTAGTGATAAAGATTGCCGAACCTTTGAATTCAAACGACTCGGGGATGCCTTCACGGCGAAGCATAGAACTGTCAGAGTTCCAGCAAATGCGCCGACGTTTACCACTGTCAAGGGCAGCCTTGAGAATGTTCAGAGCCAGATCATCTTGGAAGACTGAATCGCAATCGTCAAAGACTAGGACGTTCTTTGGATCAGAGTACTTGTACAGAGTACAGTACAGTCCAATTGGAGTCATTGCACCTTTGACAATTTCAAAACGGATACGTTTACTAGCAATCCGATCAAATGTTGAGGATTTTTCTAGTTGGTTTTCAACTCCAAACGATTTGCCAACTCCCGGAGGACCTGACACAATCATTGCGCGGATATCACCGTTGATACATGCCTTGGACATGTCATCAAGGATCTGAAAACGGGTAGCAATACGATCCATTGCTTCTTGCTCGGTCTCGACCGCGGGGGTTTTTTGTGCTTTAAATTCTACGGTCTGTGCCATCACAGGTTCTCCATCAAGATATTCTACATTCATAACATTATTTACTTTAACCTTAACCACGCTAATAGCGATTGGAAATTGTCCATCGTTCTTAACGGTGATGTAAGCACCTTTCTTGCCTTGCTGAAAGTCCTTGACAAGGGTGAATCGGGTATTGATCACGGGCAGATTGCGATACTCGCCGTATTTGATAAGAACTTGTGCCACTTGTTACTCCGTTTTCTCAGTGTATGTATACATTATACACCCAAACTCATTTATTGTCAAATCAATAGCCCAACTTAGGGATGCTGATTTCATCCATTTTCCGCTGGTGTTCCTCGTTGCTCTTACGCATTTCTACCAAAATCTCATAGCACCGGCCCATTTGGAACAGGGTGAATCCAAAGGCAACAATAATGATGAGATCGGTCACAGAGTCAATAGTCATTTCATCTTCCTTTTGAGTTAATATATACAGTATACTAGAAGGTCCAATTATTGTCAACCGGTTAGTACTTGAGCACCTGAACTACTTGATCCAAGTAAGCCCAGCTACGGCCGTAAGCAATGCCTGGCTTGCCGTTTTTGATGTTGTCTTCCACATAGTCTACCGAGGCAATGTGAGACATTCCCAAGCCAAAGTCACCACGCACAACTACAATGCTACCAGTACGGATATCGCTGAGACGGATAGTGCTGAGAACGGTTGAGTATTGTGTGTACATGATGTTTCCTATTAGGCGATTACGATAACACGGGGAGAATCGTCACGATCCATGAACTGTTCTCCCTGAAGAGGAGCGGTAAAAAAGTCGGTCTTGAATTTGCGATCCTCGACACCTTCCCAAACCCGCTTGATGAATTTTGCTCGGAAGAGACCGTCGTATTGAATCCCAACGACCTTACCGATCATGTAGCAATTGTCAATACCATTGAAATCCAAGGACTTAACAATATCACCTACTTGCATCACTTACTCCGTTATCTAACTGTCTAAGATTCTATTATATGCCCAAA